CGCTTCGGCCGCCTGCTGGAGCACGCCGCCGCGCGCGCCGGCGGTCGGCGCGGGCGGCGTGAACGTAGACGGCTTGCCGGCGATGGCCGACCATGCGATGGTTGCGACGCCTTCCGCGAACGGGGTGCCGTCGGGCTTGACCAGACGCACGGGAATGGACAGGCCGGTCTCGTCGGCCTCGTCGTGTTCCTGTACTACGAGCGTCTGGGTGAGGGGCGCGGCCATCACTTGCTCGCCTTGACGGAGGATGTGGACTTCTTGAGCACGGCGATGCCCTTGGGGTCGAGGATCGCGTAGGAGTACATGGCCTCAGTGCGGTAGGCGATCTGGTTGACGCCCTTGAGGTCCTTGCCGGTGTTGTCGGGGTCGCCGTATTCGATGATCTCGCTCCAGATGTCGCGCACCATGCCCCACTTGATGAGGCGGAAGTCGCCGAGGAAGGCGAGGATGCCGGTCGCCGGGGTGACGAGCCGGCCGTTGACCGTGCCGGACGTGGCGGCCGGGATGCCGTCGAGGTTGCCGACCTGAAGGTTGATCGGGATCTCCGGGTAGAAGCGCTGGCCGGTGGAGGGAACGCGGATCTTGCGCAGCTCGTTCGCCATGGTCTTGGACAGGGCGATGCCGTTGATGTCGTACTCGTCGCTGACGGCCTCGGCGAGGCTGTCGATGTCGGCGACGCGATCGTCGGTGGCCGGCACGCTGACCGCGCTTTTGGCGAGCGCGTTGAAGCCTTCGAGGGTCGTTTTCTTCTTGGGGTCGAAGGCGTGGTAGACGACGTAGTCGAGGACGCGGCCCATCGCGGCGGCCTGGTCTTCCTGGATCTTGCTGATGATCTCCAGTTTGGCGTCGTCGTCGGCCCACTGGAGCTCGTTGCTGAGGCGGGTGGTGGTCTGCACCTTGAAGCGCTTGCCGACGACCGGGGTGAGGGTTTCCTCGTAGCTGGACTTCTGCGCGCCTTCGGCGACGACCTCGGCTTCGGAATTGCCGGTGAAGACCATGTAGTCCTTGTCGAGGAAGAGCTGGGGTTCGCTCGGGGACAGTGCGGCGATGGTGCTGGTGTCCTTGGCGCGCTTGGTGATGACGGTGGCTACTTCCTTGGGGAGCAGCACCTTGCTGGTGTCGAGTGCCATGATGATGGTTTCCTTTCGGATGGTTGGTGGCGGTTAGTCTTTGTTGCCGAAGAGGCTGCGCACGTATGCCTTGGCTCGTTCGTCGGCGGTTTGGCCGGCGGGGTGCTGTGCCGGGTTGGGCACGTTCGGCAGCTTCGGCGCTGGGTGCATGAGCGGTTTGAGGATGTCGGCGTGCGCCTGAATCTCCTCTAGGGTGCTGCCGCGCAATGCTTCGGCCGGGATGCCGGTCTTGGCTGATACCTGCGTCTTCCATTCGGCCTGCTGTTCCTTGGCCTTGTAGGCGGCGACCTGCGCTTCGAGTTCCTGCGTGCGCTTGGCGGCCTTCTCGGTCTCGCTCATTTGGGATTCCTTGAGCTTTTCCAGCTCGTCGGCGGCGGCCTTGTTGGCCTTGGCCTTCTTTTCCCAGTCGCGCGAGTGGCCGAGCGCTTCCTTGTATTTGGCTTCCCAGTCGGTCTCCTCGCCGTTGCCGTTCGGTTTGGCCGGCGGGGTGGGGTCGGTGGTGCCCGAACCGCCTTCGGCGGGCGGGGCGATGTATCGGATATGGGGGTGCTGGAGGTTGAGGAACATGGTTGTTCTCCTTGTGTTCGGGCCCTTTCCGGGCATTGAAAAAGCCACCCGTGCGGGTGGCTGAAAACTCTTGGCCCGGTTGGCGGGCATGAAAAAGCCCCGGCGGATGTCGGCCGGGGCTGGGATCAGTCGGCGAGCGCCAGTGCGATGAGGTTGCGGCTGGGCTGGTCGATGTGGTCTTTGGGTTTGTTGTGGTAGAGGCAGTGGAGCAGGTCGGCACGCAGCTCCGTGTCGGTTAGTGTGACGCCGGTGTCTTCGATGTTGAAGTAAGGGGTTTCGAAGCGTTCGGAGTAGTCGAGTAGGAGCAGGTCGGTGTTGTCGTTGTGGTGTTGGGTGAAGTATTCTTCTTCGCTCATGACAATGCCTCCTGAATCATGGTATTGAACATTTTAGCCGATTCGGGGAAGTAGTTGGCGATGAGCCGCCATGCTTCGGGGTTTGCCATCTGCGCGTCGAGCATTTCGGCGAACGCTTCGGTGGATTGGAGTTGTCCGCTTTGCCGGAAGTAGCCTTTGGGGTGGCCGACGCTGCCGTGGTAGTCGTCGCCTAGGGCGGCTTGGAGCATGTCTTCGACGTTGCGGTCGGTTTTTGCGGAGTTCGTCGCGATCTCTCGGGCGATGGCCTTCATGACGCTTTGTCGGCCGGCGGGCTTGTCTTCGGCCATGAGGGTTGCCTGTGTGGTGTCGAATATGCGTTGGGCGTCCCTTTTGAGCACGTCGTTGAACAGTTTGCCGTTGTGAGGGGCCCATGAGAACGAGTTCTTGTCGAGTAGCCAGTCGAGCATGTGGCCGCTTTCGTGGAAGAGGTTCTGCACTGGGCGGTGTGCGTTGTCTCCGGCCATGACGGTGTCGAGGTTGAGGTGGATGCCGCCGTCGGAGGGACTGAAGTAAGCGCCTTTGGGGAGCCGTGTTTCTTTGATGTCGTATTGGGCGGCGTATTTGGCCCAGAGCCTCGCCGCGTCTTTGTGCTCGGTTTTGTTGAGGAGCCGGTTGACGCGGCGGGTATACGCTTCGCCGAGTTGTTGTTCGAGTCTGCTGCCTCGCGGGATGCGCAGGTCTGGCGCGAATTCCGATCCGTCGGTGAACATGTCCGGCGATTCGCTGCGCATCCACGAGAGCACGGTGTTGGGATCGCTGCCGTCCCCGGCCGCTTTGGCGGCGTTCTTTGCCTGCTGGTATATGGCCTTGAGTTTGTCGGGGTCGTAGCCGTCGATCTCGGTCTCTCCCCACGAGGGGACGATCTTGCAGTCGCAGTCGTGGTGGTACCTGTGCCACTTGCCGGCGGTGTCCTCGCTGGCATAGACGAAGCCTCGGGACGCGAGCATGGCGCAGAACGCGCAGGTCTTGCCTTGGGGCACTCGCGCGTATTTGGGGCGGGTGGGGTCGTTCTGGGCGGTGAACCGTCCTGTGAGGCGTGCGGTCTCGTTGATGATGTCCTTGGCGAGGCGCGCCCAGTCGTCTTCGGTGTAGCCCTGCGTGTTGATGGCCCAGAGGTGATCCATGGTCAGGCCGGCTTTGCTTCGGCCGTTGATGATGTCGGTGAATTTCGCGCCGACGTGCATGGTGTTGTTGTAGCCGCCTACGATCTGCCAGAAGGCGCGGTCCGAGCTGACCTGCGCCTCCTTGTAGTCGGGCATGCTGATGCCGGCGGCTTCGGCCCATGCGGCTCGCACGTTCCTGTAATAGTCCTGTGCGATGAGGTTGGCCTTGCGCGCGTAGTCTTCCAGTTGGCGTCGGGCTTCGGTGGTGGGATCATCGCCGAAGTAGAGGCTGTTGGGCACCATCGTCTTGGCTTCGATGATGAGGTCGGCGAGCTCGTCCTGATAGTCGTCCCACATGTCGTTGAGGTGCCCGTTGAACGCTTTACGCTGCGCCGGGCTGAGGTTGCTCAGCGGCAGGCTGTTGCTGTCCATTGGCTGCGGCCTCCTGCGTGTCGGTCTTGGCGGTGGCGATCTTGGCGCGTAGTTCGTCGATGGCGTTCTGCGTGCGCTGCTGTTTCTCGTAGGCGCGATGGGCGGCGATCTCGTCCCATGTCAGGCCGGCGCGGCTCAGGCCCACGTCGCTGTCGGCGAAGGCGGGGTTGGTGGACGCGACCTTCTGGTACCAGTCGGCGCGGGCGGCGTCGCTGGCTTCCTTGGTGGGTGCCCAGATCGGTCGCAGTTGGCGGATGTCGGCTTCGTCCGCGCCCTGGGCGGCGAGCGCCATGGCGAGGATGCTTTTGATGCTTTCGCCGAAGCGTTTGTTTTGCCGGTCGGCGGTGCGGGAGAGTTTGCGTTCGGCTTCGGCCATGGCTTCGGCGCTGGCGGGGTTGTTCATGGTGACGCCGAGGTCGTTGACGGGGATGTCGGTTTCGCTGCTGACCATGAGGGCGACGGTTTTGAGCATGTCGGAGTGTGGCTGCATCGAGGCCTGTGTGAGTTGGCGCAGTTCGGGTTTTTCGCCGTTGCGGCCGGCGGGGATGCCGTTGATGACGCTGACGATGCTGCCCCATGTGTCGGGGCTTACCTGTCCTTTGTTGGCTCCGAGGAACCATATGCGTGGTGCCGCGTAGAATTCTGCGGTCGCTTCCATGCGCACGAGGGTGCGCAGTCCGAGGTCGGTGAGGGCCATGAGCGGGCGGGTGATGCGGCTGGAGCCGAGGGGGCGGTAGAGCTGCTGGTCGCTGACGATCGGCACGACGGTGGGGCGGTTGAAGCCGGTTTCGATGCGTTCGGCCTGCCATGTGCCGCTGTTGCGGCGGCACAGGTAGACCTTGCCTGGCAGCCATACGTCGAAGCGGGTGATGTAGCCGTCTTTGTCTTTGTCGCGGATGGTCATGGCTGCGCCGATCCTGTCGTTGCCCCAGTCCCATATGGCGCTGCTCCAGTCGGCGGCGCGGGGTGTGATCCGTATGTCGTCGTCGTCGCCGGAGATGGTCATGAAGCTGCATCCGTGCGTGTATGCGGACACGATGGCCTGCTGGATTTTCACGCCGAACGTGTTCGCCGCGACGAGGTCGTCTACCTGCGTCTGGAGGGTTTCGGGCGCGTCGATGCCTTCGAACACGGAAAGGTCGGCGAGCGCGCGGACGGCTTTGTTGGGCCAGCCGATCATTGGTTTGGCGAGGGCTTTCATGGCCGGCGGGATGCTGTAGGCGATGCCTTTGTAGTGGTAGTGGGCGAGGTAGTAGCTGGTGCGCAGGGTGTTGCGCGTGTAGTGGCGTCGCCATTGTTTGAGGAGTTCGTTGATGGTGGGCTGGTCGTCGGGGTCCACGCCGGCGATGGTGTTGGCGTAGGCGCTTTCGATGGCGAGCCAGCCGGCTTGTCCGCGCAGGATGGGGACGTCGTCGGTGTTCATGATTAGTACCATGCTTCCTGTTGTGCGGTGGGGTCTCTTCTGGTGGTCATGGCCCCGTGGAGGGCTAGGGTGACGGCGTTGAGCGGGCTGATGTCGGTGTCGTCGTCGGGTCGGTTCCATCCGAAGAGGCCGTTTTTGCCGATGGGGCGTGTGGTGGCTTTGGCGGCGGCTTGCCAGAGTGGTTGTTGGCCGTCTTCGGGCAGGTGGGTGAGGGTGCCGTCTCTGAGCATGTCCTGGAGGCGTCCGCAGGCGCGGCCCATGTCGGTGGCGGCGGTGACGGTGACGGTGACGCCGGCTTCGGCGAGGTCGGGCAGGAGCGCGGTGGCGGGGCTTTGCCCGTCGATGACGAGCGCGGCGGTTTGTTCCCAGACCTTGTCGATGAGGTTGACGGCCCACATGGTGCCGTCGTGGTTGGTGTCCCTGTATTCGGCGAGTTCGATGTGGGCGGTGCCGTCGTCGTAGCGCATGCATGCGCCGATGGTCAGGCGTGTGCGTGTGGGGTTCATGTCGATGCCGAAGCTCATGACGCCGCCTGGGCGGCGGGCGTCGATGGTGGCTTCCTCCCATTGGCGGCGGTCGATGGCGCGGCTGAGGGCGTGTTCGTCCCAGATGCCGAGGGCTTCGCGCCGGAAGTCGTCGCCGGTGAGGTTCTCCCACAGGTTGGCGATGGATTCGTCGCTGGTGTGGGCCGGGTAGCTGGGGTTGGCTTTCCTCCATTGTTCGCGGTCGAGGGGGTCGGCGTCGCGGTCGGCGGCGAATTCGACGTAGAGGGTGCTGTGGGTGCGGCCCGCGCGCGTTTTGTCCCTGAGGCGGGTGAACGCTTCGCCGTTGTCCCTTGGCCCGGGCGGGGTGCCCATGTAGATGGTCTGGGGGTTGTAGGCGCGGTTCTGGGTCGGCAGCATCGACGCCATCGCCGAGTCGGACAGGTGCTGGGCCTCGTCGATGACGAGCAGGGCGATCTTCTTGACGCCTCGCAATGCGCCGCGTTCGCGGGCGCGGAAGAAGATACGGCTGCCGTTGCGGAAGCGTATCTCCTCTTTGCCGGCGGCGAGGCTGATGCCGTGGTCGGGGTCCACGAGGCCGCTCATCTCCGGCCTGAGCACGATCGCGCACAGGCTTTCGAACGTGTCCTTGATGACGCTGAAGTGCTGCGCCGTCCACACGATGCGCATGCCGGGGGTTCGGGCGGCGCGGTGGATCGCGACCCAGCCGATGTCGTAGGTCTTGCCTGTCTGGCGCGGGATCGACAGCACGGCGTTGCGGGCGCTCCAGAAGCCGTCGGCGCTTTTCGCGAGGATGATCCGGTTGATCTGCCGCTGCCAGACGTCGAACCGGTCGCCCGCCGCCGGGGAGCCGGTTGAGGCTCGGCTCGCCGCTGGTGTACAGGTCGTCGGGGATGATCTGGCAGGCCGCCCCGTCAATCCTCGTGCTCATCCAATCGTATGTCCTCCGTGTCCAGGGCCTGCATGGCCGGATCATGCTCGTTCGACGCCTTGTCGATCGCCTCGATCTCGGCGCTCATGTCCGCCAAGCGTTTCGTCAGACTGGCGAGGTCGCGTGAGCTTATCGACCCTTCGTCGAGCTTTTCGGCGATCAGGTTGCGCATCGCCACCAGGAGGCGGCGACGATCACCGGAAGCGGCGGCATTGCTGACCCTATGGGACTTCGACGCGCTCTTCGACCTGGTGGTTTTCGACGTTCTGGCGACCATGACGGCTCCTTGCCAAGTGTGGAAAAAAGTCCGGGGGAAAAACGGCCCTTTGCCCGTGGTGGCCGTGAGGTGGCCGGGCAGGGTCTACTCCCTACCCCCGAACCAGTCCGAGCAGCGGATCGGCCCGGCCGAGACCTGTGCGGCGCGCTGCGGCGCTTTGCCTTGCGCGATGAGGTGGGCGACGCGCTCGCGTGCCCATGCCAGACTGTGCGTGCCCTTGATGGCGTTGCACCATCGGTGCGCCGGCCCGCTGTTGTCGTGCGTCAGGGTGCCGCCTCGCGCCAAGGGTATCGTCTCGTCGATCACGAAGCTGTACGGGTCGGGCGAACGCAGCGTGTAGTCGATGGGCCGATAGCAGATGTAGCAGTCGGCTTGCATGTGCCGCCATCGCTGCTGCTCCAGCCTGCGCCTGTGCCCGTTGCGTTTGCGCGGGTTGCTCACCTGAGCCTCGGTTTCGCGGTCCATTGGCTGACCTCGACGCCGGCCCTGAACACGATCTCGTCGGCGATCAACGGCACCCACACGATGCCCAGATCGTCGCGCCCCACCTCCGGGTAGGGCTGCCGGTCGGCCAATGGGTAAGGGAAGATCAAGCCGTCCACGAGCACACGCCCCCTGCGGGCGTCCACTTCGATGCGCTTGGGACACAACGCCATGACACGACTCCAATCGAACGCTTGTACGGATCGACAGACTGCGCTCGCCGGCGGGAAGAAGAGGAAAGAACCGGCGGCGAGGCGTCTGTCTGTGGTGGTTTCTCGGGTGCCGCATACGCTGGTTGTGCACGGTGCCGGCGGCGGCTGGCGGATGGTGCGGGATTCGAACCCGCGAAGCATGAGGCTATCATGCTTGCCCGCTTAGCAAGCGGGTGCCTTCGGCCGCTCGGCCAACCATCCAGCGGGAACAAAAAAGCCCCGCCGGCATGGGCAGGGCTTTCTCGATACTCCGATTACACGCGACAGCGTAACACGGAACCGGGTCAGGGGTCAAGCGTCGTCGTGGTCGCGTTCGTCCTTGGCCTGGGCGCACGCCAAGAGCTCCAGCACATTCCACGCCCAATAGGGGCCCTCGATGTGTCTTGTGCCGGGCATTTTGCCGCGTGCGCGCCAGTTCTTCAGGTCGTTGCCGCTCACGTTGACGCCGGTGTTGGCCCTGATCCAACGGGCGGCGTCGGATTGGGTGCGGGTGATGTGCATGAGGCCCGCGCTGCGCAGGTATTCGAGCCTGGTGCGCCGCAAGTCGAGCCATGCGCCGCAGGCGGGGCATATCGCATACCGTGCGTCTCGGGCGGCGTAGATGGGCGTGCGCACCGGCTCCCCCTGCTCGTCGCGACCGTTGAGACAGTCGGGGCATACGCCGATGAGCCGCTTCTCCGCACTGTGCGACGTGGCCGCGTCCACCCGTTCCGCAAGACGCAGGGTGTCCGCGTACAGGCCGGAGGCGTCTTCGAGCCGGGCGAGGTCGCGCATGCGGCGCAGCAGCAGGCGGATGAGGTCGGCCCATTGCATGAGGGTGCGCGCCCGCTCGTATCGGTCATATCCGAGCGGCTTGATGCCGAGCCGGCCGCCCATGAGCTGCAAGTGCACCTCCACCGCGTTGAACAGGGCTTGGGCGGTCTCGTTGACCGGCGGGGCCGCATACGCCGTGTTGCCGTGTCGAGGAGAGCGCTCGCGGGTGGTGGCTTGTTTGTAGGCGATCTGCTGGAGGGCTGGCATGCCGGCCTTCAGGAGCCATGCGAGGCGTCGCGCCCAGTCTCGGGCGCATGCCTTGCAGATGGTGGCCTCGGCCGGTTTGCCGCAGATGACGCAGTTGTGTTCCATATCCCCCGCCCTTGTCGGTGCTAGACTTGCCTTTTGGACAATGCAATGCCTCTGCCGCAAGGTGGGGGCTTTTTTATTTGCCTCGCCGCCGTTCCCGGCGTGGCGGATTGGCCGGGGGCGGCTTGATTTCAACGATTTTTTTAACTTTCCTGTCTATTGTCGCTGATGCCGGCGGGTTTTGGCGGCACGTACCGGTGTTCGAGGAATTCGGGGCGTTTCGGCTGTGGTGGCGCGGGGTGGGCTTGCAGGATGATGGCCTTCACCTCGTCGACGGGGATGCGCAGGGACTGCGCGGTCTCTTCCGGCGGCACACCCTTGCCGCGCCATTCCACGATGATCCTCCTGACGCCTTCGGTGACTTTCATCCCCTCGCCTCCTGCCGGTCAAGCCGTTCGCATGCGGAGTGCCTGGCGCACATCATGGCGACGCGGCGCATGCACTTGCGGATCGCGCCGTCGCAGGAGAGGGCGATGACGGTGAACCGGCCGAAGCATTCGGGGTGCGACACCCTCGCGGTGGGCGTGGCGGTGCAGCGCATGATGATGACCGGCCCGATCTTCCAGGCGGTGACGTTAACGTCGATGTCGATGTCGTTCATTCTCGTTCCTTTCTCGGCCGGCTCGTCCGGCCGTACTGCTTGCCGCCCCATATGCCCTGCAACGGGTAGCCGCTGATCCGGTTGTTATCGTCGGCAAAGGCGCGGCACTCGTCGATGACCGGGCATTGCCGGCACACGGCGAGCGCCACCGCCTGTTCGTATGGTTTGCCGCTGAACCAGAGTTCGGGGTCGTGGTCGCGGCATGCGGCTTGATGTCTCCAGTTCATGGGCCATCGGCCGCCGTCGCAGGTGAAGACGATGCCGAGGCGTTTCACGACAAGTCCCTTTGCAGTGCGTGTTGGCCGGCCGCGGTGATGGCGTAGCGGCCGTATCCGACGTCTTCCACGTATCCACGTGCTTCAAGGGACTGGTAGGTGCGCCGGTGATTGCCATCCGCAGGATAGACGTCGCCATGCCTGACAATCTGGAGCAGTGCGCTCTTTTGCGCGTAGGTGAGTCGCCGGACGCTCATTTCAACGCCTCCGTCCGCGCGGCAGTGATCGCCAACCACGCAAGCAGCCGATACTGCTCTTTCGCGTCAGGGTTCAACTTCGACCACAACGGCTCCACCTCCTCGAAGCCCATGCCCGACGTACCCGTATAGACGGCGAGCGCCGCCGCGTCGATCTCCCTATCGGTGATCTTGCGGCATACGCCGGCCCTGTACGCCTTGCGCGACGCGAGGCACTGGCCGAGACTGGTGATGCCGGTCGGGCGCTCGCCGTTGTCTGGGTAGGGGTAGCGTTCCTCGATCTCGTTGGTGATGATGCTCATCGTGTTCCCTCCATCGATTCGTATGCTTCAAGTACTTCCGTCAGGCAGCGTTCTTTGATGGAGGTCGTTTGGATCAGCGGGTTGTTTCCTTGCAGCGTGGCGTCGAGTTGTGCCTGGCGTATGTCGGCGAGCTGGGTTTCGAGCCATTGGTGGAAGCTCATCGTGGTTCCTTTCCTGTGTGGTCGTCGGCCCTTGTGGTGGTGTGCATGCTTACCAGTCCTTTTCGAGTTCTTGGCAGTCGGGGCAGATGGATGACGTGGTGTCGGTGAGCGGTGCGCCGCAGATCGCGCAGATGGTCGGATCGTTGGCCGGTTCGGGTCGGTGGGCTGCTTCCAGGAGGCGGCGGATGAGTTCGATGGTCTGCGGGGCGGGGGTTGTGGTGTGGGTGCTCATTGCTTGTCCTTGAGTTTGATGTGTTCCCAGTCGCATGACGCTCCGCCGGAGTTGGAGAAGCATCGGACGGCCGCGCTGCCGTCGGGCAGTTCGTACCAGCGGACGTATCCGGGGTCGGGGTTGTTCACGGTGCCCTGGACGTCGCCTTTGGGTGTTTCTCCGCATGCCGTGAGCGCGAGGATGGCGAGGATCGCCGTGAGGGTTGCGGGTATTCGTTTGCGGGGGTTCATGATTGGGTTCCTTGGTGTCCGGCTCGCATGATGTCGAGGTAGGCGGTGTAGTCGTTGATGTCCCTGTGGATGCAGTCTTGGACTCGGTGGGTGCCTGCGTGGTTCTGGTAGGGGTCGCGGCCGATGGCTTGGTCGGTGAGGCGCAGGGTGGTGAGGTCGAGTTTTCTGTGGTGGAGCCCTTCGGCGATGGGGTGGTTGAGGTGGCGGCTGAGGTGGACGTCGAGTTGGCGTAGGTCGAAGTCCACGTTGGTGCCGGCGGGGTGGAGTGTGTATTGGCTGAGTTGGTCGTTGAGGAATTCGTGGATGTTCCATGCGGTGTGCTGGTAGTCGTAGGTGTCCTTGGGTGCTTCGGCGCTGGCGAGCATGAGTCCGTTGGCGAGGTGCATTTCGTAGGCTTTCAGGAGTTCGGGGTAGTTGGCCCAGTTGCGTATGTTGTCGGGGTGGACGATCAGGTGGAGGCTGTCGTGGGGGTGTTTGCCGGTCATGTCGGTGACTTGCATGCCGACTTCCAGGAGTTCGCACTGGTAGGGGTCGACGCCGGTGGTTTCGGTGTCGATCCAGAGGAGCATGTCGGGTTTTCTTGGCGGGCGGGGCGGGTCGAGGGGGATGGTCCGGTGGCCGATGGCGAGGGTTGTCGTGGTGTCGTTCATTCGTTGCCTTTCTTGATGTCGATGTGGGTGGGCATGTTTTCGGGTGGCGGGCAGGGGTGGCGTGTGCCGTCCGCGTTGAGCTGCTGCCAGCCGCCGGTGCGGTAGTAGACGGGGATGGTGGCGGGGTCTTTGCCCATGTGGACGAGGTAGCCGAGCTGGTAGGCGCGTTCGGGGTGGGCGTGGACCCATCCGTGGCATCCTGTGGTGCCGCTGCCGCAGAGTTGGAGCAGGTTTTCGGGCTGGTGGAGGCGGTCGAACGGATGGCTTCGCGGTTCCCTGTGGTGGATGCTGTCGCCGCTCCAGTGGCTGCCGGTTTCCCGGTCGCATATGGCGCATCGGTATCGGTCTCGCCGTTGTACGGTGCGGCGGGTTTCGTCGGTGGGTTTGGCGCTCATCTCTGGGCCTTTCGTTGGCATTCGTTGATGATTTCCTTGGCTTTTTGTTCCGGGTTGATGCCGGTTTTTACGCAGGCCCAGAAGTCGGTTCTCATCGCGTCGGTGAAGGTGCCGGCCGGTACGTGGTCTCGGATGTGGCCGGTGATCCACCGGTCGTCGATGACGGTGCCGTCGGGCAGCGCGTGCCGGTAGGGTTTCGGCTGGTCGGGCATGGTGTCCGTGTATGCGCCTTGGCGCAGCCATCGGCTCATGTTGGGCGCGTATTTGGGTTCGTCGATGGTTTTGGCGTAGGCGATGACGCTGCCGATGAGCTGTCTGGGGTCGGCCGGCGGCCGGCCTGCGACGCCTTGGATGGCGAGGTTCCACGCCTTCTTGGCTTCGTTTTTGCTGCCGGTGTGGCGCGGGTAGACATTCCATGCGGTCTCGAACTGGTCTTCGAGCATCCTGGCCTCGAGTTCGGCCATGGTGGTGCGCTCCGGCTCCGACTCGGACACCGGTGTCGGTGTCGGCGTCGGCGCGGAGGGGTTGGGGGAGGTTATATCGGTGTGGGAATAGGTATAGGTAAGGGTGCTTCGTTTTTGCTTGCCGGTTTGCTTCGCGTTTGCTTCACCTTTTGCTTCGGCAAGTGCTTCACCTTTTGCTTCGTCCGGTTGAAGCATTTGCTTCGCGTTTGCTTCACTGTTGCTTGAGGCGTTTGCTTCGTTTTTGCTTCGTCTCGAGCGGCCGGACGCCTTGCCTCCGGCACGGCCGGCGCGGGCGCGTTTTTCCTGTAGTTCCTTGGTGGCCGCGTACTTGCAGAGCATGGTGCCGTCCGGGTTGGCGGCGACGATCTCGAACACGTCCGGCTCGGTTTCGCGCCACAGGCCGGCGTCCACGAGCTGGCGGGCGAGCTTCGGGCTGCCGCCGAGCTTCCTGACGCGCTGCATGGTGATGGCCCCGTCGTAGTCGCCGTGGCGCAGTTGGCGGCCGACGTAGCTGCCGGCCATCGTCCACAGGCCCATCGCGGACAATGGAAGCTCCTCGCATTGCGGGGCGTCGTAGATGCCGTCGTCGATCATGAACCAAGTCATGGTTGAACCTCTCTCAATGTGATGGGTTATTTGATCTCGCCGGTGTTCGGATCGACGGCCTCCCCGCTGTCGGTCTCGTCCGCATCGTCGTCGGGATCGGGATAGTCGGGCGCGCTTTCCTCGAACGTGGCGAGGCTGTCGTGGAGGTTGTCGTACAGGACCGCGCGACGTGCGTCCTTCGGATAGGTGAGCAGCCGGTTGATGACCTCGGCGCAGTCGATGATGTGCTGCGCGAGCGCGTCCGTGTCGTACACGGCCTCGGTGTACGGGTCGATCTGGTGGAACTTGTCGAGGTAGGCGTCTTTGGTTTCGAGCTGCATCTTGTGGTTGACCGCGCGGCGGAAGTCCACGGCCGCCTGCTTGATCTTCGCGCACGAGCTGTTGAAGTCCAGCAGGCTCAGCGGGCTCATTTCGTCGGGTATGAGCGCGTCCTGAACAAGGTTCGAGTCTTTTTTCTTTGCCATGAGGGTGTCCTTTCTAGAATTCCGGGTCGCCGGTGTCGGCGGCGAACATGTCCGGCGTGTGGCCGCTGCCGCCGTTGGCCCACGGGTCGGACGCCGGCGGCGGTGTCGTCTGCTGCGGGGGCTGCGGGGGCTGGCCGTTCGGGTTGCCGTAGGTGCCGCCGCCCTGATAGCCGTTGTGGCCGCCCTGTTTCGTGACCTGCGCGGTCGCGTACCGCAGGCTGGGGCCGATCTCGTCCACGGTCATTTCGACCACGGTGCGGTTGGTGCCGTCCTGCGCCTGATACGAGCGTTGGGAGAGGCGGCCCTGGGCGATCACGCGCATGCCCTTCGAGCATGATTGGCTGATATGCCGGGCGAGGTCGTTCCACGCCGAGCAGCGCAGGAACAACGCCGTGCCGTCCTCGTACTGCTGCGTCTGGCGGTTGTAGGTGCGGGGCGTGCTGGCGATCGTGAACGACGCGACCGGATTGCCATTGGACAGGGTGCGCAGCTCGGGGTCGGCGGTGAGGTTGCCGATGATCGTGATGACGGTTTCGCCGGCCACTAGTCCTCGTCCTCCATGTCCTCGATCCAGTCGCCGACGAACGTGGCGAGGGCGTGCGCGTCCTCGGCTGCGCGGCGCGCGATGCCCCATGCCACGTCTTCGCGGCGGTTGTGGCAGTGCAGGGCGAGGTCGGAGAGCGCCGCATAGGCCTTGTCGGCCACGTCGCGCATGTGCTCCAGCTCGGTCAGGGTCTCGTCGTCTTCCCCGTCTTCCCCGGCGATGTCGTCGGCGTAGCCGAGCAGCCGGCCGGCGATCTCCTTCGCCAGACGCTCCTCAAGCATGGTGTCGGTGGTGTCGGTCATTTCTTTGTTCCTTTCCTTTGGTAGTCGGGCTTGATCTTCCACATGCACCGCGCGGTGATCTGCCGCCGGCCGCGGTCTACGACCACGTCGCCGAAGCGGGGGAAGATCAGCGTGCGATCCCACTGCGGGTCGGCGTTGAGTTGGCGGATCGCGTCGATGAGCGAGTCCAGGAGCTCGCCGGCTCCCATGTGCCGCGCCTCGTCGCTCAGGGGCCACTCGAACAGGCTGCACCCCTCTTCCCTGTGGTCGTATTCGTCCGGTGGCGGCTGTGATGCCATGCGTGTTCCTTTCCTTGTGCGCGGAGTATGCGGGTTGCGGTCGCGCTGGGCTCGGTCGTTACGGCCGCAGGAGTCGCGGCCTGCCGTGTCCATCGCTCCCCGCTCGCACGGGCTTCGGCGTTGTCCTGTCAGTGGCGGTGGCGAGGGGGCGACGTTGACGCGATCGCAGTGGACGGCGGCCGAATCGAACGGCTTCCCGGTCTTTGCCCGCGCCCGCCTGACGCGAATCTCGACCGGGGGCGAACCTGCCCGCCCTTGGCGCGCCGCCGGTGGGGAGAACCGGCGACGCGATCATTGAGAGAGGTGGTGTTAACGACTTGTTCCTTGTCGCCGCCCGCCGCATCGGAAGGAAGGTCGCAATGGCGGCGGGCAAGCCTTAAATGGTCAGCACGAGCGCGCAGAGAATGACGAGCCTGAGCGACTGGTACACAAGCGCTCCCGGCTTGACCTTCGTTTCGCGCAGCGTGCCGATGAGTATGAAGTGTTCGAGCAGCGCGTATCCGAGGATCACCCACTGCTGCCAGACGAGTGCATCGAAGTTCATTCCTCTCCTCCTGCTTCCTCGACGATGGTGACGAGCAGGATGGGCACGACGATGAACGCCCACCACGCGGCCAGACCGTTGCCGAGCGGGTGCATGCACGCCTCATGGGTGAACAGCCACACAATGCAGACGACGAACGATATGACGGTCAACAGGGCGATGGTGTACGGATAGCGCTTGAACATGACCGCCGCCTTATTTGGTCTGGACGAGCGTGTCCGCGCCGTCGGGGACGACGACGAGCTGATCCGCGTTGGACAATGCGTCGATGTAGTGCTGTTTGAGCACGTTGTCGGTCAGGCTCTCGTTGAGCACGGCGTTGGCGTCGGCCTCGCCCTGCGCCTTGATCTTCTTCGTCTCGGCCTCGGTCTTGGCGACCTGCTGCTCGTTCAACGCCTTCCGCTTGTCGATCTCGGCGGCCTGCGCCTCCGTGTACTTCTTGGTGATGGCCTCGCCGTAGCGCACGTCCTGCACGCTGACCTGTTCGACGGTCAGGCCGATCTTCTTCCACTTCGCCGCCAGCGCATCCTGCACGGCCTTCGTGTACTCGCCTCGGTTGGTGAGCATCGTCAGGGTGTCGAACCGGCCGGACTGTTCGCGGGCCACTGAACGCAGGTCGTTGCTGATGTAGTTCTGCGTGAACGTCTGCTGTTTGCCGTACTCCGAGTACAGGTATTCGGCCGCGCTCGGATCAAGGCTGTAGTTGACTTGGACGTCGATGTCCGCAGAAGCGCCGCTCTTGTCGTTGACGGCGACCTGCTTGCCGACCGCGCTGCCGCCGTCGTACTTGTAATCGGTGTCCTTGTAGAAGTTGATGAGGTTGTTACGGGTGTCGTATTTGATGACGCTCTGCCACGGCGTCTTCCAATGGAAGCCCGCGTCTTCGGAATGGCCGGCCAGACTGCCGCCCATGTTGCGGATGACCGCGACCTCGCCCACGTCCACGGAATACAGGCATGCGGGAATGAGCAGCAGCAATCCGACGAGGCCCGGAATGAGGCCGATGCCGGCCACCTTGACGTCGCGGGACATCGCGACGCAGGTGACGGCGGAGCTGAAGAGCAGCAGGATGATGGAGATGACGAACCAGATCATGAGGGTTCCTTTCAGAAGATAAGGCCCTTTCCCCGTGCCGGTAGGCTTGAAGCTGCAACACAAACAATCCGCTGCATGCGGGGAAAGGAAGTATTCAAATGGGTGGAGCTGCAAGCTGGGCGAGCTCAGCGGAAACGAAGTTCAAGCAGGCTCAGGCAAGCGCTAGAAATGCCTATGAGTCACGGATGACCGAGGGTCTAGCGGACATCGCCCAAGCGTTGTTCCAAATCGACTTACGGCTTGACCGGCTCGAAAAGAAACTGGACGGTCGGGGTTGAGCCTTGCCAGTTTGCGCTCGCTGATGACGTCGTGGCGTATGTAAAGGCTTTCCATGTTGAGCTGTGCGCCACGACGCTCATAGGCGTTACTCATTTCACTACCTCCGGCACATATCCGTTGTGGTCGCGCCAACGGCCGTCGGCCATGTCGTGCAGCCATGACGCCAGACGTCCGGCTTCCGTGACGGTCAGGGCGATATGCCCCTCTCCCCTGCATTCCATGAACCGGATCATGGTCGAGTCCACGGTGGCGCTCACACCGATGCGCGGCAAGGCGTCGTCGGCCTTCTCGCCGACCCAGTTGCGCCGAGTGTCGATCGCATTCGCCAAGACCGCCGCCTCGTCGCGGGACAGCAGGGCGATCGCGCCGCCAGTCCCCGTTCCCGCGGGGTCGCGCAGCCACAGACGGATGCGCACGCCACCCTCGTCGGATAGTCTCGGCTCGCACAGCAGCGGCCGGCCCTCGCTCTCCAGGTTTATGAAAAAGGTCGAGTTCCTGGCCGCCCAGTACAGGTCTTTCACCTTCATGACGCCACCCCCTCGGCTTGGGGAGTGTCCACCGGCCACGGGTCAAGAGTGCGACCCATGAGATAGTCCACGGACGTGTCGAAGAAGTCAGCGAGCGCCTTGTAATCCTTTGCAGAGAAGGATCGGAGGCCGTTCATTTTGTTGGAGAAAACTTGTTCGCTCATACCGATGGCGAGCGCCACGTCTTTCTGAAGGCAATGACGCATCTCGATCAGTCCTGAGATGCGGGACGCTGGGTTATCACCTTCAAGCGTCACTAATCGTTTTTGATTGGCGTTCATGGTTGCTAACCATATCACGCACTAATCGATTTCGAGCACTCTCGGCGTGTCTTGATTTTGATTCGACATGCTGAGATTCTTGCGCTACTAATCACTTTTGCGTATCATTAAGGGCATGACGGTAACTATGACAGCCCCAAAAGTTGCAGCTAGCCCGCAGGACATAGCGATTTTGAACCTGAATATGCTGATGCAGCTTGAAGGGCGCTACAGAAAAGACCTCGCCGAATACATCGGCAGACGCCCACAGAATCTCTCCCGCATGATGTCAGGAGAGAGCAACTGGGCACTGAATGACATGTGGAAGGCGGCTGAGTTCGTGGGCGTCTCCCTTGACGTCCTGACTGATCCGACTCTCACGCCGGCCAAGGCGCTCAGCATCATCGGCGAGCGCCGTAACGATAACGATGGGAATGGAGGTTTGCCTGTCGTCAATGTTGACGACTTACGCCTAGGTGGCGGGGCGTGGAAGACCCCGGCTATGGTTCTGGCCGCCTGATTTTTCGGGCCGGTCGGGATCATAACCCAGAGGTCCATGGTTCAAATCCATGCCCCGCTACGAACGTGGTTATATGGCCGCTGATTTCGGTACCGAAATCAGCGGCCTTTCCGTTTACCGTGGCGATATGGATGAAAGGCGATCAGGCAGCTACGGTGCCCAGGGAAGTCGGCGATCATAAACGTCTCGTCGTTTTCATCGCGGATCTTCAGTTGTCTAATCCGCGGGAGGCGACAGGCGTGAAGTTTCTCAATGAAGCGGAAGCCGGGCACAAGTCGTATGTTACGATCGACTTCGTGCCCAGCTCCCGTTCTTCTGCTCAGAAGCGGAGTGCGGTTCACCATCCAGCCGACATCATCGGCATCATGCCGCAGCGGGTCAACATATCGGCCAGCGCATCGTCCAGTGCTTGAATCGGTCATAGCGACGACGCCACCGAACGACGATGGACAGTATGGCGCCTATCGCCAGAGCTGACACGGCCAGAACCGAAGCAAGCGACACATCGCCACCCGTGACGGGCAGTGACGGGCGAGGGTTGGACGTGGTTGCCTCCGCCGGCGCCGGCGGCGTCTCGGGTTTCTCCGGTTCGCACGGTTTCTCCGACTCGCATGGGGGCAACACCCGCACACGCTCCCAGGCATCGTCATACCGGCTGGACGCCGGGGAAACACGGTCATCCCCCTCGAACCGCCAGACGAACACGTACCACCCAGGCCGTTCGGCGGTCAGATACATAGGAGCGCCATGCGCGTCCAACGCCCCGGCGCCGATTTTGAACGTGCCGTTCATCGCGGGAATCTCCCAGGTGGCCAGCAACCGGTGGTTGTCGTCTTCCGTGGGAACCTCTCCCCCGGATGGCTTGTACGCCCCATCGTTGGAGGGGTTGTCGGGATCGCCGGACCACCATACGCTCACCGTCGCATACGGCTGATCCGCCGCGAACTCATACTCTTCGTTGCCGGCATACTGGCCATGATCCGCAGGGAACCCCGATACGGTAATGGTGTCGCTGAGCTCGGCACCGATATCCGCCGAATGCTCGGTGACCGTCGACATGACTTCTAGCTTCCTGCGACTTGTATTGCTTTCCGTAGCCTCCATAAACGGACTTATCCAGTCGCCTATAAGGTATTCCTGCGCCTGTTTGCTCTGCTCGGACCGCCGAAACACCCATACCCATGTGCCAAAACCGCTATTCTGCTTGGTCCGGTAAGCGGCACCGTCATCCGGCTTGGTCATGGCCTGCACACGTGCCTGCTGCCCCACCCCGGTGAAAGAGGCCTTGCCATAGGCCACCGGCTCATAACCCAAAGTCGCCAATCGCGCAAGAAAAGCATCGGCGCTCTCTTGTGCATTCGGCGTAATGACATTGCCCACATCGCCCGTATCAAGACCATCGAAATAGTATCCGCGGGCCTGCAATTCCAAATCGGGCACCCAATAACTGTCCGCATCCGCCACGCCACTGGTCACGTCATCGAACACCGGAGAAGCCACATCAAGCACCTTCTCGGAGACCTTGGTGGATACCGCCGGAACAAAATCCTTACGCACCCGAAATGTCGTCGACGCGCCGCCAGTGGAAGCCATCGAGTCAAAGGCCAGCATGTCCTGAGTGCTGTCCATGACGTGCATCCGCCCATACTCGTATGTGGTGTTCGCCGTCACCTCGCCGGCGCCGGTCGCCTCCCACGCGATCGAGGACCCGGCGCTCGTCGACACCCCCGAGAACGTGTTGCCGCCTTGGACGAACCGCGCCGCCCCCTGCAAGGTGACGGTGAACGGCACTCCCGCGATCGCGTCACCGGCGCGGTTCACCACTTTCACCGAGATGGAACCGCTGCGCAAAGCCTCGGCATCGGTGCGTTCCACCGTCGTGCCCGCAGGCGTCTTGCCGGCCGATTGATCCCATATCCGGGCCGCCTTCGCCACGATCTCGGGGTACCGGCCTTGAATGACCGCCATCTGTCTCGCCCACTCGTCCCGATCGCGCCCGAAGTGATCCTGCACGATGATGCCGATCGCCGCATGGGTGGCGGCATCCGTGTCGCGGTACCGGTCAAGGATCCATGCCATACGCCGGGCGTTCTCATCGGAGGCAAGCACCGTGGTGGGGCCTATCACATAGTCGCTCAGTTTCCCCGCTTCGATGCAGTAGTACTTGTTGCCCGAAGCGTCCAGCCCCGCGACACCGACGTAATATTCCATATCGTTGTATGGAAACGCCACGTGATATCTTTCGTCGGCGGGCGTCAACGTCGCGGCATACGCCGTATTCGCCGAGCCGAACACCACTCCCACCATTATTATCAGACCGGTCAGCATCGCTACGATGGCCATGCCCCGTTGCCGCCATGTCGTTATCATCAT